TTCACCACCAACTACGATTATAGTAAATATAGTGGTAAGGCAAATGTAAGTGTGGACTCGTTCTTAAAACGTAATGATAGACCCTTCTTTGGTAAGGTCGCTAGGAAATACAAAGAGGACACTAAGGACTTCTTTATATCTAACTTCATTGTCAATCCTAAAGGCTGGGTCGGCAACTTCAATGAAGAAAATTATCTCAACTGGAAGAAAAGGAATCAATCACTCAAGTATAACTACAAATCAGAACTGGTTGAATTATTTCACAAGGTCGAATCTTTCGATGAAATGTTTTGGGGTAATGGTCAACATCCATTGTTATTAAAACAACTTATGTCTAAGAAAACATCATTAGAGACAGTATCTATACTAGAAAAGATGTTAGGATTCTGTCACAGATTTGATAGAGAAATACAGGAAACCATAGTCTGGCCCGACAGAAAAAAATTAATAAAAAATTACAGTAACCTCTTGACAATTGACGTTAATGAGTATAGAGTGTTAACTATGAACTTGACAAAGGAGTACTTCAATGACTGAAGTTACATTGCACCTTGACGGTGACCCTGTGGTAAAAGAACGTGATTTTTACCACGCAAAACTCCAAGAGGCGAATGAACGCATTCGTGTTCTGGAGCATGACAATGCTGAACTCGTAAAGAGAGACAAGGTGTTGTCAGAACGAGTGAAGTATATGGCTTCAAATCCACCTCGTAGACCAAGAGGCCGTTATGGACGGCACTAGGTCATATAAGGTATTCCAAGGTGGTTATGTCATCCCAGCAAAGGATGACAAACCTGCCGAATATGTAAAAGTGAAACCACCTATATTTCACTGTCAAGTGTATGATGGTAAGAAGACAGTTGCATTTCTTACTAGAAGAACTTATGCAGAGGCAGACTTAGAGGGAGTTAACGCAATTGGACGTTGAATTAGTAGACCATATGGGTGATGACCTCACAGTAGTCAATGCTGCAAGAGTATCATTCGGTAAGAAAAAAGAAGTATTTGATTTCAGTGATACAAGACTGATTAAGTTCCTCGCACGGCACAATCATTGGAGTCCTTTTGGACACTGTAGTATGCAGTTTCATATTAAGGCTCCAATCTTTGTTGCGAGACAGTTAGTCAAACACCAAGTAGGTCTGGTGTGGAATGAGGTGTCAAGACGATATGTCGATGATGAACCAGAGTTCTATATTCCTAAAAGATGGAGACTAAAAGCAGAAGATAAAAAACAAGGTAGTAGTGAAGAGACTATTGAATACAATGTCGATGGTTCAATAGAGTATGTTAAACAGACATATCAAAATCTATTGAACGCTGGTGTCGCACCAGAGATGGCTAGAATGGTTCTACCACAAAACCTTTATACAGAATGGTACTGGTCTGGTACACTAATGGCATTCGCAAGAGTATGTAACTTGCGATGTGCAAAAGACACACAACTTGAAACGCAACAGATAGCAGATAAGATTGATGAATATGGACACAGTTTGTTCCCATGTAGCTGGGTTGAACTCCGAAACTCTGATACAGAGTAGACAGACGTTTGAAAACGCATTTTGTTTTGGTAATGGTAAGTCACGCCTTGACTTTGATATGGATGTTATAAAAGGTAAAGGCAAGACATTCGGTTGCAATGCAATCTACCGTGACATGAAAGTTGACCACCTTATTACAGTGGACAACGAAATCACTCATGAAATTTATAGAAGTGGTTACTGTCAAGACAATCACACACACATTCGTGATTGGAATGTCTTGCCAATGTTTGTTCTAAATGAAATGTATGACCAGTATCAAGATGCGAATATATGTATAGGTCACGATGATATAGGGTTTGTCATTCATGGCTCGAACTCTAGTGAAGTAGATTCACACTTTGAAAAACTGGTCAAAGAGAATCCAGATATAAATGTTACCAACCTTGAGTGGGAACGCAAACAGGTACAGACGTTTATCACTGGTGTAAAAGAGAATGACAAAGCGGTGACAATTGAGAATGATAGAGAAACCAGTGCTGGTGTTTTGTCTATTCAGATTGCGTGTGAGTTAGGTGCAAAGAACGTGTACATTATTGGACATGACCTTTATTCAAATAATTTGAAGTTGAACAATGTCTATGGTGGCACAACTGGATATTTACCAGAAACTTCAAATTATGTGAAACCAGATAACTGGATTACTGGTCATAAAAAGAATTTTGATAAGTGGCCTGAGGTCAACTTCTACAAGGTTAATGAAGATGTTTTAGGAACATCTCCTACTTGTTGTTTGGTTGAAGAATGGAATGACTGTCAAAATCTACAATACATTACCCAAGAAGATGTCGAAAGATTCCTTGACTTTGGGTGGATGATGTAGTATTATAAATAAAATTATATTATGAAAGAATGTGAAATAAATCAACATACGATAACATACGGAGAAAAAATATGTCGTTAGATACACTTAGACGAGCGAACACGCTCGATAAACTACTCTCTCAAGTTCAAGCAGAGAGTGCCCCCCAAGAAAAGAAGTCTTATGTAGACGAAAGACTGTGGAAACCAGAACTGGATAAGTCTGGTAACGGTTATGCAGTAATTCGTTTTCTACCAGCACCAGAGGGTGAAGAACTCCCTTGGGTGAAACTTTGGAAACACGCATTCCAAGGCCCAACTGGTAAGTGGTACATTGAGAATTCTTTGACCACTCTTAACGGTGGTAAAGACCCTGTATCTGAGTACAACTCTCAACTCTGGAACTCTGGTCTTGAATCAGATAAGGAGATTGCAAGGAAGCAGAAACGTAAACTTGAGTACTACTCAAATATCTACGTTGTCTCTGACTCCAAGCATCCAGAGAACGAAGGAAAGGTATTCCTGTTTAGGTATGGTAAGAAAATCTTTGATAAGATGATGGCTGCGATGCAACCAGAATTTGAAGATGAGACACCTATCAATCCTTTCGATTTCTGGGAAGGTGCGAACTTCAAACTGAAGATTCGTAAGGTAGATGGTTACTGGAACTATGATGCATCCTCTTTTGAGAATGTGTCTGCACTAAAAGATAACGATGATGAACTCAACGCTATCTGGAAGAACCAGTATTCATTGCAAGAGTTTCTTGCACCCACCAACTTCAAGTCTTATGATGAACTCAAGAAGAGACTTGATGACGTTCTCTCTGGAACGGTGACTGCAAGTGCGGCTGCAATGATGGATGAAGATGTTGTTGAAACACCTGTAATGAAGAGTGAACCAGCACCATCTATTCCAAGTGTAGATGCAACTGATGAAGAAGACACTATGTCATACTTTCAGAAACTTGCGAATGGGTAAGTTGTCAAACCCTGTGTAGAAAGTCCTTGGTCGCTGCCACAATGCAATAACCAAGTGTCGTAACACCACAAAAAGACAACACTTAGAAGACGGAGAGGCAGGGGAAACCTTGCCTCTCTTTTTTTATGAGAACGATTCTCTCTGTTATAAATAGTAGTATCATAGTAGAGAGAGATTAAAATGATAGAAGTAGTAGCCGCTGTTTCGGCAGCATCTGGTGCGTTTAATGCCATCAAAAAAGGTTTTGAAATGGGTCGTGATATCGAATCCATGAGCAAAGACCTTGGGCGCTGGATGGGCGCTGTGTCCGACATTAAGAAAGCAGAAGAATACAACAGGAAGCCCCCACTCTTTAAAAAATTGTTTGCAGCTGGTTCAGTAGAAGAAGAAGCTATGGAGATTTTTATGGCCAAGAAAAAGGCTGAGGATATGCGTGAACAATTACGGACAATCATCATGTACACTAGAGGACGCAGTGCTTGGGATGAGCTCATTAAGACAGAGGCAGACATTCGTAAAAAACGTCAGAAGATGATTTATGAACAAAAAGAAAGACAGAGATTTTGGATTGACATGGCACTATCTGCCGTCATAGTTCTTGTTGCTCTTGCGGGCTTGTGGTTTTTTGTAACTTGGATTATGGAAGTACATAGGGCAGGCGGAACTAATTTCTAGAATACTTTTGACGTTGTTGCTAGTCGTATTTACACTACCACCAACGACTGCATTATCTGAAGGAAGAACATGGGGCAAGAAGGAAAAGGATAAGATATACGTTACCTGTAGACTTGCAAAACGTAAGATAGTATTGACACAGAAAATATGTATTTACACTGGAGCGAACAATACACAAGATACCATATTCATCGACAGATTTGAATATTGTCCAATGCAAATAAAATGCGTATATGAACCAAACAAGAGTGTACCAATGATTGAAGAAATGATGAGAAGTTTAGAAGAGACACTTATGAAAAACGGTGGTAAAAAATGATTATAGTATGGTGGTTTGTAATTGTTATAAGCTCTCTTCTTATCTTCAGTGGTCTTTACATTTGGATGGAAAGTGTAATATTTAAATACGAACCAATTCCAGAGTTTGATTCAGAGAAGAGGTGTCGTGAGATTAAATTACGTCTTGCAGACCTTGAGTGGAAGTTCAATAGAGAAATGGACAAGTATAAATGATACACGCATTTATGTTGGTGTTGATATTGGGGGGTGTGCAACAACCAAACCCTATGTATTTTAGAGGTATTGATACCTGTAACTGGTATGCATCAAAGATAGTTAAACGATACGGTAATTATAGTTATTACTATGCAGTACCACAGGAACACAAGGCGACTGCATATTGTAAACCTGTGTGGGTATCAAAAGACACTAAACCCATGTATGACCACTAGCGTCCTCTACGTCTTCTAGGATGATGATTGTTAGACATTGGGTCTGCCATGATGGTTGCACCACCACCGCCGCCTCCACCATCGCCGCCGCCACCACTAAAGTTATTAACAACTGTAGTAGTACCGCCACCACCAGCACCAATCATCTTAGCGTATTGTTCTCTTAACAGTGCGAGTTCTTCTCTATCTTGTTGTCTATTTTTATCTGTCTCAAAGAAACTATCAGTCGCAACATCTTTTGCAAGTGAGTCTATTTTTGCTTGTAGTTTTTCTTCATCGCTTCTATCATCTTTGAATAGACCTAACACTCCATCTTTAAATGATGAGAACGAACTTTGAAGACTATCACCAAGACCGCTTAGTGCTGACTTTGCACCCTCAAGACTTACACTATCCATCAATCCATCAAACTTACCCATGAGGTCACCACCAATTTTTGACAATGAATCTTTTGCCTCTGAGAATGTTGGAATATTGATACCAGTAAATTCCTCAAACTTACCAGCAAGGTTTGCAGCCTTATCTTTCATTGACTGACCAAACGCAAGAATACTTTCTTTACTGGTTTCAAAATCTGGAAGAGAAAGACCAGTTAACTCATTAATTTTACCTGTAACAGCATTGAACGCACCAGCAGGGTCATTTATTACATTCATCACACCGTCTTTGACAGCAGTGATACCACCAGAAATACCTTCACCAATTTTTGTGATACCGTTAGATATTGTTTCTCTTGGAACAAGACCAAATGTTAAACCAGACAGAAGACCAGAGACACTTTCCTTTGCGATAGAGCCAGCAGTTGCAGTTTCTTTTTTCGCCTCGTCAAGACCAGCACTAACTGCATCAAATATACCAAACGCTGCAGTTGCAACAAGACCTACGCCTGGAAGTGCTTTTAAAGCACCTTTTGCAACGGCACCAATACCTCTTGAAGCACCAGATGCAAATCGTCCTGCTTGTCCAGCGCCACCAGTTACACCTCTTCCACCTGTACTACGAAGTACACCTTTTGCATCTCTTTTAGTACCTGTTGCCATGTCCATAAGACTTGTACCAAGACTAGAGAATGCACCCATCATTTTACCCAAACCACGTTTTAATCCAGAAAATACATTCTTACCTTTCATGCGTTTGGTTTGACTTTCAATACCCTCTCTGACTGCACCACCTTTTCTAAACAACCCAAGGAAAGCACCAGCTGCCTTTGAGATGCCTTTAAACAAAAGACCTCTCAACCCAAAAGGATTGAAAAGTGCAGTCATTGCTACAATTGTTCCTATGATAATACCAGATGATTTAAATAAGTTTAAAAAGGTTTCGATTGATGGGTCTTCAATGAATGCATTTAAATCATCACCAATACCAGTGAATGCATCAAACACTGCTCTGATAGCAGGGATTACATATTCTTTGATAAGAACTTTAGTCTTTTCCCAATATGGACTTTGTAAAAACATAAGTGCTGCGAGTATGAACCCACCAAATGCAAGATTTTTAAGAAAGTCAAAGCCCTTTTTTGCAAGTTCAGCAGGTTTTTTGAGTATACTGTCTTTTATATCGGTAAGACCTTTGACCATTCTTTTAAATAAATTTTGTTGTCTATTTTTTTCCTCTTCACCAGCACCACCATCTGGTTTTGGTGCAGTAAGATTTACTGCATCAGTAGTTGCCTCACCAGCATCAACAAGAGAATCTTTCGTACCTTCAAGACTTTCCGTAATAGATAGAGCCATATTTTGGATTGTATTACGAGTCTGTTCAGATTGAAACGCAATGTTCTGATTCATATTTGAATCACGTTGACGTTCTTCCTCATTATTCTTTGCAAGTGCTTGTACTACTACGGTAAATTCTGACATTGTTTACTTCTTTGCTGAGATGGCTTCTTTGCCGTAGAATGCGGCGACAATTGCTGCAACAGATACAAAATAAACTGCCGCCATGTCACCTAAGATACTACCTGCTTGGTCTAAACCCAACCATACTGCAATTACGACAGCAAATGGATACAGTAACATACCAGACAATGCAAACCATGCCATATTTCGTTGTGCATCTTGTTTCTTATCCTCGTTTTCCATATCGCTGCGTTTATCAGCGAGTTCAATCATTCGTTCTTCACGCATCATCTCTTCATCACTTACAACTCCATCGCCATCTACGTCTAGGTGGCTGTATTTGGAGTCTATTTCTAGTTTCTTAGCAGCCATGTGCCTCTCTCCCTATTACTACTTATTTATGGTCACCTGTTTGCATTCTCTCGTTTTATTCTTTCGTTTTCATCCTCAATATACTGGTTCAACATTGCAACGTATATTTCCCTTTCCCATGGCATCATATCATCAAGTTCTGTCAAACTATATTTGAAGTGTTGCATCATTGTAAAGTTAGTCTGATAATACGATTTCAGACTGTCATGCAAAAGGGCTATTCTAAAAAACTTTGCATTCCTTCAAGTACAATCTCATTCTCAACCTCTGTATTTGGATTGACAACTTTGATTGTGTGTTTTAGTTTAGGCATGGTATCAAAGAATTCTTGTACCTTCTCAAACTGTTCAGTGGTCATCTGTTCGATAAAGTCATGTAGGTCTTTTTTACTCATTTCTTCATAAACTTCATTCTCATCAAAGACGTTCTCAATACAATCTGCGATAACATCAAATGTCATCTTTGCGACATCTTTTTTACCAGCGTATGCCCCAAGATTTTTGATTGATGGATAACGCATTGTCATACCGATAGTATCTGTTAACTGAATTGTATTGGTGTGACCCTCGACCTTTTGAACTTTCAAATCGTTTAAGTCAATCTCCACTGGAACTACGGTCTTTTCATCGTCTGGACAAGTTATGTTTACCTCTATAGTTTCACCTACAGACCTTGCTCTGATATTGACGAAGATATATTCGATATCGTATGTGGGAAGACTGTGAACATTCTTGAGTTCACCAAAAGTGCATGATTCAATAATGTTACCGATTGCATTCAAGATATGTTTTTCATTTGATGTCTCTTGTGCAATCATGAGTACCTTTTGTTCTTTGACTAGAAACGGACGGTACTTTAGTGGTTCACCTGTGGACGGAAGTGTTAGTTCGTATGTAGGTGTGTTTAGTACTGGCAGTGCCATAATATTCTCCTATATTAATAATTAAAATAATCGCCTCAATACTGCTGGTATCTGACTTTGTACTTGTCTGATAACAGAGTTTTTCAATATGTCTTGTAGTGTACTGTCAAGACTATCTTTTTCTTCTTCAGTCGCAATATTTCTCCAATACCTATATGCGAAAGAAACACTAATCTTATTTATTGTGTTACTGGAAGCGTGTGCAAAAGGTATACCACCAATGGTTTTTGGAAAGGCTTCTATAAGTCGTATACCTGTAGTTCTTTCATTCTTTTCATTAAGTGCAAATATATCAACTGCACCAACGTATTCTTTATAATAATTTAGGTCATACGATTGTGGGTTGTATGACACCTTTTGCCACTCTTCAAAGAAATATTTTTCTGCCATGTCTGAACCACAATAGAATGTTGCCTCGACATCTGCAAATGTTTGACCCTGTACCATTTCGTGTGTTGGGCCATATATGTTACCATTCATTTGAGTACGAAGATTACGCCCAGGCATTGTGATGCTATCACAACGAAACGAAATACGTCTTGCAGTTTCACCAGCGAGTTGACCAACTGTGCCTGCCATGGCAGACTTTCCAGATGTCTGTGGTGAACCATTTGCAACACCAGATGGTAAACCAATTATAACCTCATAACGATTTGCTTTTGAGTATCCATCTCTGGATGCATTGTGTTGTAGGATTGCATTTAACCCACCGAATACTGCACCACCAAGGACGTTACTAAAATTGAATTTTGCCATTAAATCATCTTCCTAGAATCTGACCAGACTTCAGTTGCAGATGCTTTCTTAAACCGTTGTACTGGTAACATAATCGCAGTAAGGTTATCCTCATCTGGTATCTTACGAAACACAGACTTTGTAAACCCATACAAATACCTTTTGAGACATGGTTTAGTAAGTCGATTGTTTTCTACTGCACGAACACTTATATTATCACCACCAGCTGCATCAAGAAGTCTTGCTCTTAGTGCATATGGTAGATAGTGAAAGTTTAGTCCAAGGAAACCATCGTTGTATCTTTTCAGAGGTAACACCAGTGGAAACGTATCATAGTAGGGTAGTTTGTTTCTCAACTTAGGTGAGTATACAAACATATTCAAAGAACCGAAGTGTGGTCTTCTATCAGCCTCACCACTACGCAACAGTTCAGGCACACTAGGTGTACCCAACTCTTTGATACGGTTACGATACCACTTAAATGGTTCGTTACCTGTCTTTATCTGACTTGATATCTTATCGAAATATGTCTCTGCCATATACCTATTTATATCATCAATTCGACTTCTGTGAGGATGATAAACTCCATATTCCTGTCCTTACACCATTCTTTTGCATTTAACCACTTTGCCTCGTTAACTGCAAAGGTACGCACCTCATTTAGATATTTCTTAGTCTTGCGTTTAGGAACTCTAGGGGGTTTGCATTGTGACTTAGGTTTGACCTCAACAACCCACTTTTTAATTGTACCCTCTTTGGTTTTGACCTTGACATAGAAATCTGGAAAATATCGGTGTATTTTACCGTCTAACGGAGAACGATAAGGTATAAAAAACTCTTCAGAACCCCACTCCATTATTCTATCGTTTCTATCGCAGTACACCATGAACTTACGTTCCCACAAACTACGATAAATAATGTTGGAAGGGTCACCCTTATATTTTTTTGGATTGGACGGAGTGTACTTTCCACGATAAGCCATGACAATTAACCTAAATAAATAATATACAAGGATATTTATAACGATGCGTGGATTCTTAAACGAAATCAAAAATACTGCAATCAATCGTGCAACCAACAGACTTAACTCTGCACTGGGCAGTTTGAATCCTCTTGGTGGTAATGGGTTACCAAGAAGGTCTGGTGGAGTAGTACAGACTAATCAATTTGCAAGACTTTCCCAAAACCCATTTGAAGGTAAATCTGTTATATATCCAGAGGATTTAGGTTCTATAGAACAAGGACACTATATTCAGTTTTTCATTAACGAACAGTCACACGCAAATGTTGATTTTGGAGCTGGTGGTAAAAAGTCATTCCCCACAAAAACACGCAAGGTTCAAACTGGAACAAAAACTGTTGTTGTTCAACCTGCTAAACAGGGTAATCCTGCTGTAACCGAAGAAGTGCCTGTATACAGAGAAGAAACCTATACAGATTACAGTAGTCCTAATCCAAACAGACAGACAAAATTTGATACAAATTATAAGAATACAGA